AGATGGTCTGAATTGCTTGTGTTAGCTGGCTATTGGAGCCAGAGTATGCTGTAGGTGCTGCGGCTAAATTGCCGGTACCTGTTACGGCTGATGCCATGTCGGTGTTACTCCTTGTTCATATATGTTGGGGGGGGATAGACTTACTATTTAGTTTTAACCAAAGATTCCTTTGTCCGTGCCACGTCCCATTCCGAGACGATCACGAACCTTCGCGTATTCGCTAACCGACATTGCAGAAATTTGTTCTGCAGAGAACTGTTGTTGATCCGAATTATTTTCCATGGTTGGTGGCAATGTAGGACGAGTTCCAGTCATTTCACGACGTGTGCTCTGTAGGGCCTGCGATGCCGAATCTAGGATCTTAGAGGATCGATCTCTAAGACCAGTTATACTCTGCTCAATCTCGTCAGGAGTATTTCCTGAGATTAGATCTACAAGCTCAGGGATAATATTATCCTGTTCTTCTTGAACGCGACGGTTACGATACTCTGTAAGAGCTGCATACTGACGTTCACGTTCTACTAACGCGAGATTTCGTGCATTTTCATTCTTCACTTCTTCTAGCTGTGACTGCCACTCTTTTTCTTTTAGTTCAAGTAGCTGACGTGTGTCCATTTCAGATTCAGCTTTTTTACGAGCTTCTTCTTCTGCGTCCTTGCGGAGGCGTTCTGCTTCTGATAGACGTTCTTCACGGTCTTTAGCGAGAAGTGAAACTTCTCCCTTAAGAGACTCAATTGTGTCATAGAGCTTATTTTTTTCTTGCTCACGTACACGCTTAAGGTCTTCTTCAGTATAACTCTTCTGTTCTGTGAATTGTGAAGAGGCCACTGTATTGTTTGCTTCAGGAGCTGGGGTTCCTTTTGCTTCCATTTGGAAAGCTTCTTGAGCCGCTGCATCCGTTACAACTGGAGATGCTTGTTCTGACATTATTATTCCTTTAGGTTTAAGAGGTCGTTGTCCGAATTAGTGCCACGATGACCTGAGGTTTAGTTTGGTACATAGTCTGACAAATATTTGCAATATTTGCAGGCTAAAAGCTAGTCTGTTTGTCCTTTGAATCCATCATCTGATCCGCCCTTAGCATCGCCTGCTCTCCATTGTGGTAGCTTGGTTCCGTAAGCTTCAGTTACAAGTTCGTTTTGCATCTGACCTAAGGTCTGTTCTTCAAATGGTGTGATAACGCCAGGCTGTCCCATAGGACCTGCACCTGTACCGTCTCCTGGAGCAGCTCCTGGAGGCATAGTTCCGTCTGGCATCATTCCTGTCAAAGAGGTAATAGCAGAGTTGATCTGTTGCTTAATCAGGTTAATAGCTCCGTCACCCTTTGCATCAGCAATAAGTTCTGCACGAATTTCTTCAAGTTTCTCTGCTGGGAACTCTTCTCCAAGTTGACGGAGGGCTCCTTCACGACTTTCTAGGTTAAGAGACATCTTCATTTGAATTTCATTGAGAACAATGAGTTTATCCAATGGAAGAGGTTGTGGAAAGTGAACAATAGTCTGATAAGTAAGAGGACTAGTTAGGTCTAAAGCTGTGAGCTGGTTAGGCTTAATTGGTCCATTATAAATAGGGTTATAAATAAACATCTCTGGTTCTTTAAAAGCAATGGTCCTAAGGACTAATTCGTTAATACGACGTAATCCTTCTCCATATTGAACAAGTTTCTGTTGATAACGGTTCATCAAAGGCTGGTATTGAATAGAAAGGGCTACACCAGAAGTATTTGAAATAGGTTGTACTTGTCCCAAAGCAGTTTCAGGTACACCAATCATTTCGTGCATAGCAGTCTTTACAACTTTAAGGTACTCAAGAGCACCCATCAAGCCTTGTCCGCCACCTTCTAGGTTGAATACTTGAGCTTCCTTTGGAAGACCGCCCCAAACTTTCTTAGGACCCTTTTCAAGTGAGGATGCTTTAGCACCAGTAATAACTGTTACTGGAGCAGCATGGTAGTTAACGATATCTGCAATATCAGTAGCTACTTCATTATAGTTACGGTTTAGCGTAATAACGTCGTGACAATCAGACAATCCCCAAGGAGATCCTGAAACACGAGTATTAGGGATGTGAATAATAGGTACAACACCAATAGGGTTAGAACGAGAGTCAATAAGTTCATCATTGATGTATTCTTCAATACGGTCATCTGTAAGGATTTCTGTATATGTATAGACCTGACGAGTACCTTCAATAGAGGTACCCCAGAAACGATACTTAAGCTTAAAACGAATTAAACGTGAACGATCATGTGGGTGAAATTCTGGAAAACAGAATGAAGCGTTAAGTGGTAGGATGCGTACACGTCCTGGGTGGTACTGGCCGATAGAGTCTTCGTATCCTTCTTCGTAAGCTACTTTAACAAATACATCGCCAGATACTCCGCCCTGCTGTCCCATCTCCCACATGATACCGCCCTTATCATTATCGATTTCCCACACACGCTTTAGGATATCTGGAATGATTGCTTCGGTTGCTGTTGGGCTACGGAACTGAACTCCGCGACTAAATGTAAAGTTAATAATAAAATCTGTAAAGGCACGATAGTAGTTATACACCATCTGTGATTCGCCAGTCTCACGGCGATAAGACCAGTGATGGCCTAGATACATTGCCCAGTTAAGTGAGTAACGATTTAAACGTGGACCGTGTACTTCAAACTCTTCATCCGCTAGTTCTACAAGACCTAGTGGAGAAATTGAGATAGTTAAATCACTAGACGCCGCTCTATACGACGGAGGACTAAAGTCAATACCACCGGCCATTAATTAGTTCCAATCATGTTTGCCCTCAAACTACGAAGTTTCGTTTCTTCATTTCACGCTTCTTGCGTGCTGCCCTTGATTTATTTCTAGTTTCTTCTTCTTTTTTAAAATCACGATTCTTAGGATCAACTTCTTGTATGCTATTTACAAATGTTCCACCCATTGCGGCCCATTGTTGGCTAAGCATTTTATTTGCTTGTGGAGAATTACCTTTGCCTCGATGCTTAGGATATCTAGCTTTTGCTTGACTTTCTATCGCATCGTATAGCTTAGGGTTACTTGGAATGCCTTTAGCCATTTTTCTCCTTTAAGATATTCCAGCCCCAAGTTAATGGGGCCGGAATAATCTTAGTATACAGTAATTAGTCGTTGACTGATGCAGGGTTCATGCGACCGTAACGGCCACCTGAACGCACAACTTCTTCAATAACGATCTGAGAGTGATCACCGAAGTTACCCTGTGCAAACTCGCCAAGATATGTTGGCGCTTCTACCCATGAAGCAGATCCAACGTGTGCACGCTGCTTCATTGTTTCTTCTGCGTACTTCTCCATGACGTTCTCATTGTGGTTAGGACGACCAGCTGGTGTGTCGTAACCTTGATCCAAGCCAACTTGGAAATCATTTGGAACATCTGTATCTGTCGCGATACCTTCTTCAAAGCGAAGTGGTCCACGAAGACCTGGTGTTGCTGGGCTGAACTTACGTTCGTAAGTTGCTCCTACCTTCTCAGGAAACTGAGGAGTAGGTGCAATATTTTCCATTGCCATTGTTTATTCTCCTATAGGGTTGGGATTGAGGTCCTCAGGCTTAATTCTGTCTTGTGCTGAGCGTTTTGTCACCTTAAATACAATAATTAAAAGAAAGGACTGGCGCTGACTTCAATGGTAGGCATAACCATTTCTTGGGTTAAAGAACAAGCTAATGCCAAAGAATCCACAAAATCGTCGTGAGCATGGGCCTCGTCAGGGGCTGCTACTAAGAAGTTAGGTCCTTTGTATTGAACCTCAGCATCTGTCATTTGCTGGTAGAACTTTTTCCAAATACGAAGTCTGCGAGTTTTTGCATGAGCAGGCCAGGAAACCATTTGACGTTGAATTAGGGACTGTAGGTGCTTCCAACGCTTAGACTGCTCAGTAGGACTAGAAGTTACAGAGATAACCTCAGCTCTAGGCATAAGGATCTTTAGTCGCTGTGCAACCGCATCTCCTACACCGTTAGCATCTACACCAATAGCTAGAACATCATAGTTAGATAAGAACTGTTGAATTTGGAAGTATTGTTCTTCCCAGTCATCTCCTTGAATCTCTAACCAGTTTAGAACACGATGATCGTAGTAACCAAACTCATCAGGACGATCCCAATCAACCCAGACCACGGTAACAACCGTTGAGTCCATTTTACGGGCCGGGTCAACACCCACAACAACTGGCGACCTAAAGTAACTCTTGACGAGTTCTTGAGAGGTATCTCCAAGGTTGTCCATTGTTGAGGATGTGATAAACATACCTCTTTCAAGTAGCCATTTACAGTTATACGAGAGTTGAAATTCATCTGAGTCTTCTCCAATGCGTAACATTTCTTTTTTAATAAACTTTTGATAGTTAGCTTGAACTTTAGCTACATCTCTCCAGTCCCACTGAAAGTGGTTTTGCTTAGCACGAGAGCTAGTCTGACGACGCTTATTAAGCTGGATAGCTCTATAGAAGTTATTCTTGTGTGTTGTCGGTGTGCCTGTCTTAACAATCGTAGCGTTATAGTAAGCGCCCATAGGAGCAATAGACTTTGATACAACAAAGTCATCTGCTTCTTGACACTCATCAATGATAATTAAGTGAAACGACTTAGATTCAATCTTAGCTCTTGGGTTAGCTGTCATCATCATAAGTGTGGACCCAGACTTCTTTAACTTAATGTTCTTAGTTACACCTGGGGTTTTAGTAGGGATATCATCAATTTCCGGATCCCCAAATATTTCCATAGCTCTTTCGCTAGTTAGGCGAGAAACTGTACGTCCATATAGAGTTTCTACCTGGTTTTGAACAGGAGCAAACATACCGACCCAGATACCATCACCAAACTTACCTAGAAGTTCGGGGTACATAATAGCTAGACGGGGAAGAATAACCATAAGAGTTGCTACAGTATTTGCAATAGTCTCTGACTTACCTGACTGACGTGAAGCTAAAGCTGTTACTTCCTCACCATCATTAATAATTACAGACTCAATAACACGACGTGCTAAAGGCTTTTGATACGGGTGGAGCTCATGTCCTACAAGTAGCTCCATAAACTGCATAATTTTATCAACCAAAGCTTTTACGAACTCTTTAGAGAGCTCATCCATCTCTGGTTCAGGTACTTCTGGTAGATCTCCTTCTTCAAGATCTAAGTCTTCTTCAGACTCAATCTCTTCAAAGTCGTCTTCAATTTCTTCCATTACATAGATCTTTCTTTAAGGGTGTCCAGAATAGCGTGTAGCACTTCCGCACCTAATTGGGCCTCATCTAATGAGCTTTGATTTTGACTTTTCTGCCATGCTGATAGATTACGACCAATAGAGTAGATAGTTTGGTCTGTCCACCCAATAAGTTCTGATGTAGGTAAGCTACTTACTCTACGCTTAACCTTAGTTAGTTCTGTAGTGTGCTTTGTCTTACGATTAAAGATCTTCATATTCTGCCCCGTATCTTACTGTGTCCCAGTCAAAAGCTGCTTCTTGAATAGCTCTACCATTAATAGCTCTAGTAAGTGCTGCTCTTTCTTCGTATGCTTGTCCCCATTTACCAACCACTATGGATAACCTAGTAAAAGGTAAACGTATTGCCCAACCTTTGCCCCCACGATATTTTCCATCTATCTCTTGGGTTTCTGCTTTATCTAATAGTACAGGAGGTTTTACAGGATACACCATAGGGTGCCAGTAAAAACTTCCAATATCACGAGTCTTCGCCATCTTCTATATCCTCACATACATGATCCGCCGTCTTATGCTCAAACATAACTTCGTCACAAAATTTACACCTAAAAGAACGAGGCTCTGTAAAATTATTTTGAGCTGTGCCGCCTATAGGCGTATCTTGATCTAATGGAGTATAGTCTACTATAATTTCTGATGTTCTAAAGATCTCTGGTGGGAAGGGCCCTTTAGCTCCACCGGCAGTCTTAGGTACCGGATGGCCCTGTTTAGTTATTACCCTCTCTATCCTCATTACTCAGTAGCTGGTTCTTCTGGAACTGCTGCGGCCTTCTTACGTGTCTTAGGGGCTGGAGTTTCAACTACCTCTTCAACTACAGGAGTTTCCTCAACTACAGTTACATTAGGTACTGGTGTGAGAAGAGTCACAAAAGGTAGTGTTACCTTTAAAAACTTTGGGAAGTGTTCATCACAAAAAGTTTGTACATTTGAGCCTGGATTAGCTACGTGGTAAGTAGCAGCTATACGACATACATCACAAATATGCATATTTAGGGTCCTTTCGAGTAATTCTATAAGAGTAATCATACACCATATTGAGTTGTGTGTTGCCCGAACCCTGTAACTACTGGTATAGTATTGTATAGAGGGGTCATAGCCTCTAACACTAACAACGAAACAAAAGGGTTGCAACTAGCTTGGCAGACAGACGCCTAGCTATTTTCTATCTGGTGACAGTAGATAGAAGATTCGGGTTGGCCTTCTAGCCTAGGAGATAGTGTGATTATTAATGAAGAAACAATTGTAAAGATAAAAGTTTCTTTGATGGCAGCGATGCTACTCATAGTTACTACAAATCAGGCCTACGCGGCCTATAGTCGGGTTGATACGCCCACTGTGATCACCGCCCCCGTGGTAGTTGATCCTTTAGATAAGTATCGGGAAATAACTAAGTTTAGTCCTACGGACCTGGCAGACATGCTTGAACAGGTTGGTTTTAAGGGTTACTCCCTAAAGCTAGCTTGGGCAGTAGTTATGCGAGAGTCTAGAGGCAACTCAGGTTCCCACAATAAAACGTCCTCAACAGGAGACAACTCCTACGGGTTATTCCAGATCAATATGTTGGGATACCTTGGAGAAGTCCGAAGAGAAAAATTTGGTATTAAATCTAATGCTGAACTCTTTGACCCAGTGACAAATGCCCAAGCAGCTTTTTACATGACTAATCGTGGAAAAGATTTTGGGTCTTGGGGTCTAGGACCAAATGCATATGACGGTACAAGTTCCGAATCAGCAGTTACTGACTGGTTAGATGACTTTCCTAAGTAAATAGAAAAGGCCCCGTAACTGGGGCCTTTTTTATTAGTCTATTCTCATTCCCATTCCGTTGCTTCCAAGATTAAATGCGCCCATTCTCATACCCGCACCTCTTCCCATACTTGGGTTAGTAGGTGCTTTAGGTGCTTTAGGTGCTTTAGGAGAAAAATCTCCTGCTTTAACTGTTGGAAGAGTAGGCATCTTACCAACACCACTTATGTTAGTTGATCCTACTCCTGCCATACTTTTTCCGATACCAACAACCCCTGTTGAGGTCAGCTTGTCTCTACCAGCACCGCCTCCTCTATCGTAGCCGTCCATGGAACCGCCCGACATAGGATTACTCGTCCCACGCCCACTAGCCATGGAACTTGTAAACTCTACGTTTCTTGGACTTAGTGCCATTACTTTTTCCCCGCTCTGCGCTTGTTTTCTTTGGCAGTATTCTTGCCATGCTTTAATGGTCTAAGGTTACTAGAACTATCATTATCATGGTTGTTATCCTTATGGTCAACATCTGTGCCTTTAGGTAACTTACCGTGTTTTTTCTCGTATTTAGCCTTGGCGGCATTCTTAGATGTAGTATGCCACTTACCGTCTTTTTTGTAGTGCTCCACAATAATTTTACGGCCGCCATTAGCAGCAGAGCCTTTATACTCTTTACCGCCAGCTACTTCTTTTTTCTTAGTTGCCATAAGTTAGTGCTTTTCTCGAAGTTTACCAATTACGTGCTTAATAGCTCCACCAATGGTGTCGTTTGGATCTCGATATGGCTTTGGCTTACTTGATTTTGCTTTTGGTGCAGGAGTACGTGCGGGAGCACTAGGCTCTGAATCCCACTCTGTAGGATTAC